GTGTGGGAACACTTGTCTATGCTAGAGCAAATGGGCTTTATAACGATAAAGAAAACGCCGGGCCGACCGAACGTATATTACATGGAAGATTTTGCCGAGTGGGCAAAGTCACCGCATTACTGAGTAGGTACAAAAATGTACCTGCTTTTGTTATACCAGGTGCAAATATGTACCTAGTGGGTAGGTACAAAACTGCACCTACTACCAGGTACAAAAATGTACCACGAACAGATACCACTTAACAGATACCATTACAACAGAGACCAAACTATAACAGAGACCAGTTTAGTCCTTAACAGGACATACCCCAAAAATAAATCTTTTGGAGGTGATTTTTTATGCCAAGAGGTAGACCAACTGCTTATAAAAAAGAATATGACGAGCAGGCTTATAAGTTGTGTTTGCTTGGTGCTACCGACAAGGAAATGGCAGACTTTTTTAATGTTAAAGAGCAGACAATAAATAACTGGAAGAAGAATCACCCGTCGTTTTTTGAGTCCATAAAAAGAGGGAAGATAGTAGCAGACGCTAATGTAGCTAAAAGCCTGTATAATAGGGCATTGGGATATTACCACCCGGAAGATAAGATATTCAATGATAATGGGGAACCTTTAATAGTGCCTACGGTAAAACATTACCCACCCGACCCAACAGCAGCTATATTCTGGCTAAAGAACCGCAAACCAGCGGAATGGCGGGATAAGAGGGACGTTCAAGTAGAGGGCAATATGACATTTTCTGTTAAGCCCGCACCTATGCCGGAGGCAATAGGAGAGGATACCGAATGATAGAAGTTGACTTCTCCCAGCTCCCAGAGGTCACAAATGACAAGTTTTATCCGCTTTTCTTCGACCAGGGCAGATATTTAGTCATGGTTGGTGGCGGCGGTTCGGGAAAATCAGTTTTCGCATCAAGTAAAGTTATTTATCGTTGCATGACAGAACCCGGCCACAGATTTATAGTAGTCAGAAAAGTAAAAGAAACCTTACGGGATTCGGTATTTGCTGAATTAGTAAACTGCATAACCCGGTGGGAAATGCGGGAGCTATGGAAGATACCTAAAGGCCGGAGTAGTGAACTATATCTTAAATGCTTAAACGGCTCAGAGATACTATTTTTCGGCCTAGACGACGTTGAAAAACTGAAATCAATCCAGGGCATAACCGGGATATGGGTAGAAGAAGCAAGCGAACTGGAACCGGGGGACTATAAGCAATTAGATATTAGACTTCGCGGCAAAACTAAATTTTACAAACAAATGATAATAACCTTTAACCCGATTTATAAAGGTCACTGGCTGGAGGGCGAATTTCTTAACCCGGACTGGAGCAGCAGGAAAAAGGAAGCTACCACACACCATAGCACATATAAGGATAACCGCTTCTTAGACGAAGAAAACAAGGCAGTCCTGGAGGCCTTTAAAGACACTGACGAATACTATTACACCGTTTACTGCCTAGGAGAATGGGGAGTACTGGGTAAAACCATTTTCCCTGCCCAGATAGTATCAGAGAGAATAGCCCACCTGCGAAACACGGAGCCCTTAAAACGGGGCTTTTTTGCTTTTGAGTACGAGAACGACAAAGTGGTGGAGGCAAGCATCACCTGGGTAGACGATATTAACGGTTACATTACCATCTACCAGGAGCCATTGCCGGGTATTGGGTATGTAATAGGAGGAGACACCGCAGGAGACGGTTCAGACAGCTTTACGGGGCAGGTACTAGATGCTGAGTACGGCAATCAGTTTGCGGTATTACGGCACGAGACAGACGAGGACCTATATGCCCGTCAAATGTACTGCCTAGGGAAGTATTACAACTATGCTTTACTGGGGATTGAAACCAACTTTAGCACGTTCCCGGTTAAGGAGCTGCAAAGGTTAGGTTACTCCCACCAGTACAGGCGGGAAACCATAGACGAGATAAGCCTTAAAAAGCAGTACAAATACGGCTGGCTGACAACAAGCAAGTCAAGGCCGCTGGCTATTGCTAGATTGGTTAAAGAAGTTAGGGAGCACATAGGGGGCATTAATGATATTGCCACGCTTGAGGAAATGCTTACTTTTGTACGCAACGAAAAGGGCAAGGCAGAGGCCCAGGAGGGCAAGCACGACGATTTAATTCTTGCACTTGCTATCGCTCATTCTATCCGGGGGCAGGGGTACATAGGCGCAACAGACTCCTTCCTAGCCGGAGACGACCCTCGACGCTACCGCCGGGGCAAGGCTGCTGTAGACTTCGACGCCTGGCCGGATGATGACCTGGACGATGACGACACCAGGGACCCCGGTTTTTACGGGAGATAAAGATTTGCCCGGAGGGATAGGCATATCCGGCGGGGGTTTTCTCCTCCTTCCCCCGCTTTGCTCCGGGCAGTTAAAAGGGAGGAAGGAAGAATTAGAGGAGGAAGGATAAGGATGTTAATCGACGCGCTGGATTTACTGCGGGAGAAGGCTGCCGAGGCTGAACGGGCCGCTATTGCCCTGCAGATGCAAAAAGCCGAAAAGTTAGCTGGAGAGTTGGCGTTTAGCCTCGACGTCTTAGAGGAGTTGCTAGCGGATGACCCCATATCGGCTTGCATCGGCCCAATTAGACGGGTTGCGATACCAGACCTGGACGACTACCCAGAGGGAGTATCAGACGACGACCCGGAGATTGAGGACCCGGAAACTAAGAGACGCCGCGAGGAATTCAAAGACCGAGGTTTCTTCGGTTAGGGGGAGGTGCTAATATGATAGCTTGCGAATTTTGCAATAAAGAATTTGATACTCAGGCACAGCTAAGAGGCCACCAGATAGCCTGTAGGAAGAAACACCAGGAGGCCGAGCAGGAGCAGGAGCAGGAGCAGGAGCAGGAGGTTGTGTCCATACCTTTATCTGCCTGCCCGCCGGAATTGGCATATCTTCAGGAGAACCGGCAGATGTTTCTTCGGGTAGCCGGCCGGAAGTTAGGGGATAGGTTTATCGTTGAGGGAACGAAGGTGGTGAGGTAATGCTGCCGGACAAAGTTATCATCGGGTGCTATGAGTACCAGGTGGTAGAAACCGACGGCCCATTAGTTTTAAACGGGAACGAATGTAGCAGAACAATAGATTATGCGAACCAGGCCATAAAAATATCCGCTAACATCGGGGAGCAAGCCAAAGAACAAATATTTTGGCATGAAGTTGTACACGGGTTAGTGCATTACCGAAACGTAGACCTGAAAAACGCCGATGAGGAAACCATAGTCGAGGAAATTGCTACTGGGTTGTACGGAATGACGAAGGCTAACGGGCTATTGCCGGGGCAAAAGGCAGGGGATGCCTCATAGACAAAACGAAATCAAAGCGTCACAAAATACGCGACATGTCCTGGCAAGCCTTCCGCAAAAACGACAAGGTTTTAGTAAAAGAGTACTGGGGAGGCAGTTTAGTTTACAATCCCCAGGGCAAGCCAATGGAATTTACTTTCACTGTCCAGGAGTGGAATAGCATACGGGAAATAACGAAGTCTGCTCAACGATACGAGCAGACTGTTTTAGTGCGAAAAACACTTGAACGCTACTTTAAGGAACATGGCTATGCTGATGCTGACGAACCTTTTTACGGTGACCGTGAAAGAAGTATTAATTATATTACGGACGCTATCAATGAGGTTGTGCCATGCGAGCGTACGTTTATGGCTTAAGGTAGGTGATGCCTGATGGACACCGGGAACCCCGGATATAAACCGGAATATGACCCGACCCCGAGCTATCCGGCAATCCCGGATGGTTGCGGGGATTATCTTCTTAACACAACTTTAGTCAAACTTTAGTTGTATTTTAGTCAAACTTTAAGATGAACTATGCCGTTAAACGCCTGTAATACGGTGTTTGTTCTTCTTGATGGTTAATTGTCAAACCAAAGGCTATCGGCTTTTTGTCGGTAGCTTTTGTTTTGGTAAGCCCTTTTGTCAGGAGGTGATACTATGGCGACCAAAAAGGTTCAAACTTACACAGTCCCCGAGGTTTGCGAGATGCTGGGAATTACAAAAACAGGAGAATTGTACGACAAAATACGAGCTGGCGACTTTCCTTTTCCGGTTATCGAATACGCTCAGAATAAATTTATCGTACCCAGAAAGCCAGTAGATGCTTTCCTCAGAGACGGCAAACTGCCTAACTCTAAGGGCAACAGAGGCCGTCCCAAGATTTGGCACAAAGGCGAGTTTGTCTGGTGGAGATTCGAGGTTCCGATTGACTTAGCAGAAGCCTTTAAGATGGTGGTTCAGCACATGAACAAGAGCTTGAGCAGTCCTTTGACCTACAACGACGCAAAGCGGCTGGCGATTGAAGAATTTATCGAGCGTAGGCCGATATTAGACGACTAGGTGGTGGAAAGCGTGGGCTTGCAGTTTTTTCATTTTCTCAGGTTTTATGGTGAACCGAAGCTACGAAAACCGAAGGAACTGAAAGGTGTTAAGCAGTTCTTTTCGGTAGACTATATCCCCAAGAAATGCAAGTGTGGCGTGTTTGTAAAAGAGGACGACGTTTGGATTAAGCATCGGGACTATTTCAGCGATACCATGAAATTGCCAGCAGAAGAACTAGGGCAACCTTTGGGTTATTTGGCAAACAAATATTGCGGTGCAGAAAAAAGCGATAAATTCATTTACCCCGATGCTTGGGGTAGCATCGTACTACGAAATGAGGCATGGGTACACCTTAAGGATGTATTGCTG